TATATGGTTGTAGCCGACGTTGCCAGAGGTGATGCATCAGATTACTCAGCTTTCCACGTTATGGATGTTGTTAACAATGTTCAGGTTGCGGAATATAGAGGTAAGATAGATACAAAGGAATTTGGTAACTTCTTAGTTTCAGTTGCAACGGATTACAATAATGCACTATTAGTTGTGGAGAACGCAAACATCGGATGGGCGGCACTACAACAGGTAATAGATAGGGGGTATAACAATGTGTATTATCAAACATCGGATTACAAATATGTGGATGTTGAAAGACAATATACTAATAAATTTGGAGCAGAAGAGAGAAGACAGGTAGCAGGATTTACAACATCTGCAAAAACCCGCCCTCTTATGATTTCTAAATTAGACGAATATTTTAGAGAGAAATCGGTAGTAATACAATCGGTTAGAACAATAGATGAGTTATTTACTTTTATATGGTTCACAAACAGAGCGGAAGCTATGAGGGGGTATAATGATGACTTAACGATGTGTTTGGCGATTGGGTTGTGGGTGAGGGATACCGCGTTACGTTTAAGACAAGAAAGAATGGATTTAGCTAAACAAGGATTAAACTCATTTGCATCCACAGGAAACGAAATGGGGGTATATAATCATCAAACTTTTAAACAAAATCCGTATGAAATGGATTTCGGTGGCGAAAAAGAAGATATAAGATGGTTACTTTGATATTTATAATAAGTTTACTTATATATTAATGTTTTAGTGTAAATTCTCTATATATATGTATATACAATATAGTTTTAAGAATTATAGAAAATAATATAAAAAATGGCAGAAAACAACAATTCTTTTTTTGATAGATTACGAAAGGTCTTTTCGACTGGTGTTATTGTCAAAAAAGAAGGAAACAGAACGAGAGTTATTGATACCGAAAACAGTCAACAGGTAACTAACTTAAAATCGTTAAAGGATAGATTTTATAGATTGCAATCAGGATATACGCAGGATGTATATCAAACCCAATTATCATATCAAGTAATTCGTAGAGAGTTATTCTTAGATTATGATGCAATGGATAACGACCCAATCATAGCATCGGCGTTGGATATCTATGCAGATGAATCTACTACTAAAAATGAGTATGGGGATGTTCTTACTATAAAAACAGAAAATCAACAAGTTAAGGAAATATTAGAGAGTTTATTCTATGATACAATGAACATAGAGTTTAATCTTTGGCCTTGGGTTAGAAACCTATGTAAATATGGTGATTGTTTTATTGTATTGGAAATAGCTGAAGGAGAAGGTGTAGTTAACGTACATCCACAATCGGTGTATCATGTAACTAGAACTGAGGGATTAAACGACCCAACGAGAGTTAATAGAAGACAAGAAGGTATCAAATTCACCATTGACCCTGATAGATTGGGTAAGCATGAATATGATAACTTTGAGGTGGCTCACTTCCGTTTGTATTCGGATACAAACTACTTACCTTATGGTAAATCAATGATTGAGAACGCAAGAAGATTGTGGAAGCAAATTACATTGATGGAAGATGCAATGATGATACATCGTATTATGAGAGCACCTGAGAAAAGAATATTCAAAATTGATATAGGTAACATTCCTCCTCAAGAGGTTGATAACTATATGCAGAAGATTATCAATAAGATTAAGAAAACTCCTTTTCAAGACCAAAAGACGGGGGATTACAATCTTAAGTATAATATGATGAACATCACAGAGGATTTCTTTATGCCTGTAAGAGGTGGGGATAGCGGAACTTCGATTGATACATTAGGTGGATTACAATATACTGCTATAGAAGATATCGATTACTTAAAAGCTAAACTATTTGCAGCACTTAAAGTTCCAAAAGCTTTCTTAGGATATGAAGAGGATATCAACGGTAAAGCTACATTAGCAGCTGAAGATATTCGTTTCGCTAGAACTATTGAAAGAATTCAAAGAGTGGTAGTATCTGAATTAACTCAGGTAGCTATCGCACATTTGATTGCCCAGGGAGTTGAGGGTATGGATGCGGTTGATTTCAAATTGGAATTAACTAACCCATCTACAATCTATGAGCAAGAGAAAATCAATCTATGGGCTGAGAAAGTTAGATTGGCAACTGATATGAAAGCATTAAAGTTGTTATCTAATAATTGGATTTATACCAACATATTCAAATTATCGGAAGATGAAATCGCTGAAGAATCTGTTAATGTGGTATATGATACATTTGATTTAAACCGATTAAATAAGATTGAGCAAGAAGGTGTAGACCCATACGAAGAGCAACCTGGAGGAGAACAACCAGCGGAAGGTGAGCAACCAGCTGAAGGAGAACAACCTGAAACGGGTATGATGACAGAGCCAAATGATGAGCAACCTACTCAAGAAGCGGCTGATGCTAGTATAGAGAATGGTAAATTGGGTGGTAGACCTCAAATGACAGGAAACAATGGCACAGATGATAATGCATTTGGAAGAGACCCATTGGGTAAAGCAGATATCACTCGTAATTTTGGAAGGGAAAGTCGTCATAAGAGAATCGGTGAAAAACTTAAGAGTATTTCTGATAAAGATAAGAAATTAAGAGATGGGATACGAAATAAAATTCAATCAAATAACGCTAGAAAAGCGGGTAAAAAAGTTATAAGTGAAGGTATAGAGGGATTAAGTGATGATACAGGTTCATTATTAGATGATAATAATATCTTACCAGATGTGTAAAAATCACTTATTCAAAGTTTCCTAATATTTATAGAAGTAATATTTACATATATAGTAAAGAAAAATAATAAATTCTGATGAAAGTTAAACACTCAAAGTTTAAGAATACGGCTATTTTGTTTGAACTACTTGTCAAGCAAATTACGCAAGAGGTATTATCAAATTCGACAAAAAATGTGTCTGAGAAGATTATAAAGGAATTTTTTAGTTCAAACAAAGAGTTGGCTAAAGAATTGAAATTATACAATCAAATCGTTAAAGAAAAGTATTCTTCGATTGATGATGCTAAGTTATTCTTAGAAGAAGTGGCTAAGGAAAGAGTAAAGTTAGATGAGAATAAACTAAATAAAGAAAAGTATAATCTTATCAAAACAATAAAGGAATCCTATGATTTGGATAAATTTCTATCATCGAACCTACAGAATTATAAATTATTAGCTTCTGTTTATAAGGTATTTGAAACCAAAACTTTAGGTAGAAAGGTTGAGATTAGAGATTTTATTGATTCTAATAATACTATATTAGAGCATATTGTAAACAAAAGAATTTCAACTAAACCATCTGATACATTATACGAATCATTTAAACAACAATCAGAAGATTTAAGATTGTTAACTTATAAATTATTAATAGAAAGCTTCAATAAGAAGTATTCTAATTTAGATGATTCTCAAAAAGGTTTATTGAGAGAATTCATAAACAACGTTACTAATACTTCTGCATTCCCAAAATTTATAGAAGAGGAAACTAAAAAAGTATTGAATAATTTAGTAAAGGAATCAAAAACTATTACCGATAAGGTAACTAAGATTAAGATATCAGAAATGATTAAACTTTATAAATCAGATAAGTTCCTTAAAGAGAATCAAGAAAAGCAAGTTTCAGTTTTAATGCTTACATACGAATTATTAAAAGAAGTTAAAAATGTCAACTCAGCTAGAAGCGTTAAAAAATAGTATTAGAGAAATCCTTTCCGAAATTGAAAAAGATGAAGAGGAAAAATTAAAGAAGGAAGTAACTGTTACAGGAGATGTAGCAGGATATGATACTCCTAGAGCATTTTCTAATAATGGTACTCACAAAGCAGGGTATGTAAAAAGAATGGCTGGGTTAACCGGTTATTCTGCGGTTAACGAAAATAGATTTCAGAAATTAAGATTAGACCAAACAATGACTCCAAACCAAAAGATTGGATTGGGTGTTAGGGAAATCCGTAGAAAAATAGACGAAATCGAAAAATTCTTAGAATGGTATGGTAAAATCAAAAAAGAAAACTCTCTAAAAGGTGAAAACTTTTGGAAAAGAACTAATCACCATATTTATAGAATAAAGGAAAGGTTATCTAATATTGGTAAAAATGTAACCACCTTAAGAAAATAAATTAGGAATTCCTATGAAAATAACTAGAGAGCAATTAAGAACTATCGTTGGGGAAGTTCTACAAGAAGAAAAAGATTATCAATCATTCTTTAAAGCTATGCTAAAAAAGCATGGTGTATCTTCACCAGACGAATTCAAATCAGATGAGGAGAAGAAAGCATTTTTCAATAAGGTAGAA